TTTAGGCAAAGCGTAACACAGTTGGGTGGACCCGTTCTGACCTGCGGTTATGGCGTCAGCCGGACTCGAACCGGCCCAACCTCGGCCGTCCACTCCTCGCCCCGCTCAACAGCGCGTGCCCCCTCGCCGGTAAGCCCCTCGTGCAACGGCGCAGCGATGTGCAGCATGACGTGAGCGCGGGTCAATGACTCCTCGTCGGCAAACACGTTCAAGAGCACGTCCGTGATCAGTTCACTCGCTGCCTGCGCTGTGCCGACATTCTCAGAGCCCTCGTAATCCGGCTCGATTTCCCACGTGATCAACATGCGCGCATGGTACGGGTCAGGCATGACAAAGCCCCGCCCATGTGCCGAGAGGGACACACGGACGGGGCTCTTACCGCCCCGCTATGCCGTCCTAGCGGGGCGGGGTCAGTTGCCCCGTTGCTCCTTCGCTGCGTCGGCAATGCCGTCCATGAGTCCGGCCGCCAACTCTCGTACGTCTTCCGGCGTACCAGGGTCGTTGATCACGTTCGCGGCCTCACCGAGCGCCCGCGCTGTCTCAAGTTCCTCGTCCATGATCGGCAGGCTAGCCCTACGCGCTCCAGCCTCGGGCGACTATGACGGCAACCGTTGCCGCCCAAACCACCCATCCGAAGTAGGCCGCAACCCACCTCACGCGAGAACGAGCCGGTTCGGGTTCGTCGTCCACTCGCGCCCGCCCCCTTCCGGCCGGACAAACGCGAGGTTGTACGTACGGCGCTCGGTCGGAAGTGACGCCGGGTCCACCCACTTGCGGTCAACGTCCTGGAGCACGCCGACACGCGAGCCGTCCGTGACCCGCTTGCCGACATCCTTGCGGGTCACCATCACGCCCCCCTGCGCCGGTCGCGTCGGTCGCACAGCTCGCATTCGAACGGGCAATGCGGGAGCTGGGAGTCAGGGGGAAACGCGATCAGCCCGGACACCGGGTCACGCTGTCCGCCGTACGCCTCCCACCAAGGGGCCTCGTCGCCGTCTGCGCGGCTGTCAGTCCCCTCTATGAGGCTGACTAGCTCCGGGTCGCGTAAGAGGCTCACACGGCCGTTTGTGGGCTTCGGGAGAGTCACTGAGGGTTCGCCCCCTCAGCCATCAACGCACGTGCCCGAGCGAGCTTCGGGCGCCTGTGGGGGTGATTGTTGATCTCGATGAGGAGATCACGGTCATAGCTGGTCGGCCACTCCGCCGCCATGGCGGTGCACACCTTGCAGCCCTTCTGCGGGGTTGCCCGCATCTCGGGTTCCCGATGCGAAACGATCTCGTCGGACGACACTCACGCCACCCTTTCCAGCGCGACAGGGTGGCGGTGTACGGCTCGCGGAAGCGGTGACGCCTCCCAGCCGTACAGCGACATTCCTCGCGCGCTTGCGCGGTCCGCTGCGGTCATGTTCGGTTGTCCCTCCGGTTGTTGATCAGCCGTCAGGTTCGTGACCGAGATTACGCCTCACCCAACGGCGTCGTCAGCCTTTTCGTCACGGCTTACCAGAACGTATGTCGTGCGCCCCACGGTCACCGCTGACGCACCGTCTCGTACGGCCTGCGCGGCCCGCTCGAAGTCCTGGGCCCGGTCCTTGTTGTCCCGCGCCACGCGTTCCCACATGGCTGCCTTGCCCTCCAATTTCGCGAGGATCGCTTGCACGTCGTTGAACTCGCGCGTCTTGGGGCCAATCGGACCCGTGGCGTAGTCGTCGTCATCCATGAACCCGAGGCTACTTCCCAACCTCGGCCACACGGCAGACACGTGACGGAAAGTCACAGGAACGACCCGGAGCCGGCATTTTTGGATAGGGTCAATTCGGGCATTGCGCCCTCTTGGCTCTAACGCAGTGTCACGCGGCAAGTAGCCCTGCGCTGTTCGAAGTTGCCCAATCCATCTGCCAGGCGAGGCACGCGTCCGGCGTGTCCGTGACGCACCACTCGCCCCCGGTCGGCTCGTACCGGCGAGCGTCGGCGTTCCAGCGGCGGGGGCAGACACCGAGCACCCGGCGCGTCTTCTGCCCCTGGATCACGGTCCGGACGAACGCCGGTCGGTCCGACGTAAGAACAGCCGCAGACGCTTCTAGAACCCGGCTGTAAGACGCGAGGATCTTGTCAAGCTCAGATGCCGTCTCGACCCGCTCAACGGCCCGCTCACGGCCGTACACGGACGCGGTACGCCACTTCCGGCCGTCCGCACTGATTTCGTACCACACCTCAACCATGCCGTTGATACGGTGCTCACTCTGTGTCATCAGTCCCCCACTTGCGGTAGTGCTGGGCCTATCGAACACCTGTACGACACATCCAGTCAAGGTGAATATCTCGTGAGGAGTGTGTAAGAGGACGCCGCGACTGTTGGACACCGCAGGTCAACAAACAGTTGTAAGCGGAATATGTGACGCCGGTTACACAATCTCCACATGTGGTTAGTTGTCGGAAGCACATTGTTAACGGTTGTACTATCTCAGAATGATAACGACAAAGTGAAAGACCACCTCCCAACGTTGGGAGGTGGTCCAGTACAGCGGGAAGGGGGCCGGTTTCCCGACCCCCTCTATTTTACTTCTTGGGCAAGCCGTACTTGCGCGTCCAGTGGGCAACGTGCATGAGCCACAGCGCATCGGCCTTACCGGCAGTCTTCCCGGTCACCCGCTGAACAACCGTCCGGCGACCATTACCGGCGATCCGGTGAGTGGTCAGCGAGTGCGTTCCGTCCGTCTCGGTGGTCCGCGTAAGGGTGATCTGCGTCTTGGGGGCTGCGGTCCAAGTGAAGGTGCGGTTCATGGTCTGCCTTTCGGTAGTCGGTGGGCTCATTCCCTGCCGACAAGAGAAAGCTAGCACGAAAAAGCGCCCCCGGTCTACCCGAGGGCGCTAATTCGTTGGGTCACCTCCCAACGTTGGGAGGTGGTCAGTCCATCTCTATACGGCGGTGTACCCGTCCGCAAGCAAGTCGGCCCGGATCTCGTTGACTGCCTCGTTCCAGCCGACCCCCGGCATGTCCACCTTGACCGGCTCACCATCGCTCGTGTCAATGTAGACGCGGTGGCAACGCTGCTTCGGCAACCAGCGGGTACGAATCATCACCCAATCATCGCCCTTCTTGAAAATCTCCTCCATTACTGCCACCTTTCCCAACCCTCGGCGCGCATGCCCTCGTCAACCTCGCTGAACATGTCCAGAACCTCAAGGATGCTGTCAAAGTCAACCTTGGTCTTGTCCAGCGGTCCGCCCGTGAAGTCCCCGGACGACTCCCACATGGTGACACGAACCCGGCCGTTCGGCAGGCGACGCGTGTCCGCGTGGAAGTGGTCTTTCCGCATCGGGTACCTGGCGTTCGGCCGGTAGTAGTCGCGTCTCATGGGAACCAGTGTACCACCTTCCAACGTTGGGAGGTGCCCAAACGCAGAAAACCCCCGGCCGAAACCGGGGGTTCTCATACTTAGGGGTGATGCTTACGGAATGATCGCCTCAGTGGGGGACACCACGCGAACGTCAATCAGTCGCACGCCACGATCAGCGGCAACCTGCTCAACAACCTCGCGAGCCTCTGGCACGAGGGTGTCAAGGTGGTTGGTTACCACCACAGCGGAAGTGCGGGACCGGCCGAGCGGGTTGGGCTTGCGGCGGGACTTGGGAGCCTCGGCAACCTCGCCCGTGATCCGAACCTGATCAACGAACCCGTTACGACGGTTGGTAGCCATTGCGTCACCTTTCCTCGTGCCTTGGGCTTGTTCCCTCGGCGCTGAAAGAACAGTATCACGAGTGATCGGCATGTATATAACCAGCGAGCGGGAATCATCCTTGAGTCGTACGCCACAAACACGAAACCACCTCCCAACGTCGGGAGGTGGTCCGTAAGGGTCTAGCTACCAGGATTGGTAAAGGTTCGGGGGCGCGTCCATCTTCCAGCCCTCGGCCTCAAGCTCAGCGCCGGTCGCCTCACACAGCGCGCGAGCGTCTGAACGGCTCATCACGGCCTTATCGACCTGCGCGCGGGACCCTGCCCCAAAGTCCACGAGAACGAGCGTCACACGGTCGCCTGCGGCGTTCTCGGTGCGCATGATGAACCAGTCATCGCGCCCCAGCTTGTCACCCTCGTGCGGTCGCGCGTAGCGCATCCACATGTCTGCCACCCTCCGGGAAGGGGGCCGGTTTCCCGACCCCCCCGTTAGCCTTGGTCAGATGCCGGTCTCAAGCGCGTTCGTCGCGATGATCAGAGACTCAGTGGCCTTGGCCGCGTCTCCCAGGGTGAGCGGGAACAGGTCACCGTTACCGAGCATCCATTCACCCTCGGCCGTCTGCGTGAGGCTGTAGCCACTCACGTCCGTACCGGTCTCACTCTTGGCGATCAGGTAGCGGGTGTAAGCGCTGTAGATCGTTTCCATGCCGTTCCTTCCGTTCACCCTTGGGCTTGTTCCCTCCGGGGTGCCCCCATCTAAGCACAGCGCGCAGGATCGATGCAACACCACCTCCCAACGTTGGGAGGTGATACGACAAAGCCCCGGTCAGCCGTAGCCAACCGGGGCAGCTCGCCTAGCTCTTACTCGGCGTACGCGCCGATACCCTCAAACTCGTCTCGGCACTCGGGCGAGCAGTACAGGTAATCGCGCTCGGCGGGTTCGGTCTCGCAGTTCAGGCAGGGACGCGCGCCGTAGCCGCAACCGCCGATGTAATCAAGGTAAGCCATGATGTTCCTTCCGTCCCGCCGTGGGCTTGTTCCCTTGGCGCTGAAAGAACAGTAACACGAGAAAACCCCCGGTAAGCAAGTGCCTACCGGGGGTCTCTCTGTGGCTTACTTCACTTCCGCGCGGACCTGCTCACCGGTCTCGGTGTCCGTGAACATGACCTCAACCGACTTGACGAACGCCGGGCGACCGATCCAAGAGGCAGTGCCCATAGCCCACGGGAAGCCGTAGCCCTTGACCTGCTCCCACAGTCCACCGTCACGGTAGACCGTCCAAACCCCGCCCCGCTTGGCGTACTCGGCCTCAAGGGTCTCAGCGGTGATGCGCTCCATTGTGCGTTCCTCTCGTCTCGGCCTTGGGCTTGTTCCCTCGGCGTCGAGACGACTATAGGCATATCAGTGCCTCAAGGGCAACCCGCCAAAGAACGCGTCTAGTTGACCCTGCGAGACGTTGCCCCTGATCTCGGCCACAACGTCCCCGTACTCGTCGTACGCCCGCACCGTGGGAACCGCAGTTACGTCGTTCGCCCGGCTGTCGCCGTACTCAACGTCAACGTAGTCAAGAGCCGTGCCGAACTCCTCGAACATGCGCTGAACGAGCGGCCACGCCACCTTGCACGGTTGGCACCACGAAGCACCGAAGAACACGATTCCGACGCTCACTTGCCACCCTCAAGATCGGTGATCAGTGACGCAATCTTCACGTCGTCGTTCCACTCGTTCGCGTGGTAATACTTCAGCGACCGGAGAATGAGCGACATTTCAGCCTGCGTCAGCTCGATTTTCACGCTGTCGATGATGACCTTAGCCATTCTTCCTGCTCCCCTCGTACTTGGTGCATGTGTAGACCGGGACGACGTGAACGTTCACGGCACCCTTGGGGCCGACCGATGTAACCGGAATCAGGTCCGTGTGCCCCTCAAGGCACTTCCTGTCATCGCAGCCGGTCATCAACAGAACAGCGGCGAGGACTAGTGTGAGCATGAAAGCGGCACGCGCGACCATGAGTCTCCTTTCGGGGGACCACCTCCCAACGTTGGGAGGTGGTCCCGAGTTGGCGTACTTCGGAAGGATGATGGCTAGTCGTTCAGACCGGCACCGAGGGCCGTAAGCAGCACCCAAGCGTTGCGCTCGGGGACGATCACGGTTGCGACCGATTCACCCTCGGCGTCAACGATGTGAAAATCAAAGCCCGTTATCGTGCGCGTTATCTCAATCGTGTTGCCATCGTCGCCGACCGGAAAAACCTTGGTCTTGGGCATGTGACGCCCTCCTTACTTGTTCAGCTCAACGAGAATGGCTCGGGCGATTCGGCCAACGCGGGTGCCGTCGTCCGGGCCTGCGTACGAATTCTTGGTCTCGGCCACGATTTCCCCAGCAGCCTTGATGGCGGCAGCAATTACAATCGGGTCGTTGTGCATGGTCTCCCCTAGAACGTGGCCGCCCACTGAGCGAGCGTGAGCGAGCCTTTCGCCAAATTGCAGTCAGCGCAGGCGGGAACGCTGTTGCTCAGAACATCGCGCCCGCCTTTGCTGAGTGGCGCTACGTGGTCCACGTGCTGCGCGGGTTCATCGCAGTAGCAGCAAACCGCACCCCATCTGGGGAAAAGTTCCGTCTTACGCACGCCATGCCGGGGGACGCGACCATGACTGCCACGTCCCATCGCTGCGGCTTCCCGTGCGCGGTTTCGCTCTAGGCGTGTCCGCATCAGAGGTGAAAGGTCGCGAGTCACTTACTTAGACAGTCCCGTCACCTTGGTGTACCGGGTCTCAAAGCTCTTGTGAGCCTGATTGCGGAGCACGCGCACCGTAGCGGGCTTGGTGTTCAGCTCCTCGGCCAACTCCCGGTCAGCGTCGGCACCGGTCCCAAGGCACACGGCCGGTTCGATCCCGTACGTGCTCCGCAGGATGTGAGCGCCCTTGGTGCCCATGCTGTCGAGAACCGCGCGAACCATCTTGATCTTGCGGTCACGCTGTCCACGGGCAATGTCGCCCGCCTCAACAAGCTCATCAGGAACGCCGTAGTCAGACTCAAGGAGATCAGCGAGGTTCGCGCCCTCGTCCCCGTTCGGCATGTCCAGCGAAACCGGGCCCTCAAACGCCATACGGGCCGCGTGAGCGCGCTCGGGGCTCAGTCGGCGTCCCTTCGGGGGGAGCGTGCCGCAGAGCTGTTCGGCAACGTCAAGGTCGCCGTTCGCCTCAGCAGCGCAGGCAGCGAACACCTTGAGTGCGTCGTGATCGGCACCGGTCGCACCCTGGTTGTTCTCGACGCGAACGGCGTCCCTGATCGTGGTCTCAACCGTGCGGGTCATGAACGCGAAGAACGCGTCAACGGTCTCGCCCTCAAACCGGCTCAGAGCCTCCCAAGCGGCGATCCGGCCAACCTGCGCGAACTCCTCACGCTGGTCAGCGCTCGCCCCGTGGCGGTAAGCCATGTTCGATATCCGGCCCTCAAGCGCCTTGACCACCTCGCCCACGGCGTTGATGTCGTTGCCCTGCGCGGCCTTGATCGTGGCGAAAGAAAGGGTGTCCATCTGCGTTTTCCTCCGGTTTCTCGTCTCTCTGAGGTGCAGAGAGTGAGTTGGTTAAGCCCGGAGGGGCTGACGCGTAGCTAGGCACCCGTGACGTGCGTCACATAGGGAGTCAGGGCATAGAAAAGCCCCGTCCGGGAAGGTGCTCGGACGGGGCTACGCGTTTGCCGATCGTCGTTGCGAGGACGATCTAACGGCGCAGGTCAGCGCGGTGCAAGGCATATGCCAGCGATGAACGCAGGCCCTAACGCTCGCTTGGGAACGATTCGAAGGTTGTGGGGTACCCCTTACCTGCGGTTACCGACGACACGCCTGCGCAAATTTGCGGAGTACAAGATCAAGTCCGTTTCGCGCAGGTATGTCGTTGAGCCGCAAAGTTTTTTTCTGGCCACCTCCCAACGTTGGGAGGTGGTCATGCTCTGAGACGAGAGAGACACACTCAGTAGTCGGCCCCATACAGCGAGCCCCAAGAACGCAGGCCCTTGGTATCGGCACCCGCAGTGATCGGGACTCCACCGAGCGTCATGGTCATGCAGCGCTCAAGCTCACGCATCATGTCCGCAGCGTCAGCCTTGGGGAACGAACCGATCAGCTCGTCATGGACCGGCAAGCGCAGGTAGGGGAGCAGCCCCGCAGCCTCACATTCGATCATCGCTTGCCCGAGCACGTCACGCGCTGCACTCTGAACCTGATAGTTCGTCACGGCATACGCACGCTCGCGGTCCAACGGCAGATGCCGACCGGTCAGCGTGATAGTCACCATGCGGTTCTCACGCGCTAGCCGCTGATGACGCGCACCAAACCGCTTGATCTCGGGGTACACGCGGTCGTACGTCGCAATGGCGTTCTGAACCTCGGCCAGACCCGCACCGGTCTGTCTCGAAATCGTTTGCGCTCCACCCCCATAGACCTTTCCGAACCCAACTCCCTTGCAAATCTTGCGGTGTTTGGGAGTGAACCCCTCGCCATAGACGAGACTCGCAGTAAAGTCGTGCAAGTCATCGCCTCGCTGAATCGCTTCCTTCATACGCTTGACATCAGCGAGCGCAGCCAGTACGCGCATCTCAACCGCGTCAAAGTCACACGAGACCATGACGTGACCCTCGTCAGCGAGCAACGCCCGGCGAATCATCTTGTCCGACGAGGGGAGTGTTTGAAGTGCCGGACGAGTCACACTCATGCGTCCCGTGCGCGCGGCAAGGGTCTGAATGTTCGGGTGCACCCGGCCGGAACTGTCCACGGTCTCTAGAAACGTCTGCACGTACGCCTTACGCCACTTACCGGCGCGCTTGGCACGGACTACCGCGTCAGCAAGCGGATTCGGCTCGCGGACGTACAGGCGATCCCAAGAGTGCAAGTCGAGATCAGCAAGCCCGAGGAGTACCGCCTTATCAACCTTGGTGTTCCCGCTGTCAGTCCGTTCGGTCAGGGTCTCACCCATGCCGGTCAGCGCGTCAACGATCTGAGCGTTGCTGTTCACGTTCTCGACGCCATAGCGGAGCGCCCTACGACTGAACGTCTCAGCCTCATGTGACAACTCGTCGTCAAGGGTCCGGCAGTAGTCCTGATCCAGCACAAGCCCCGTACGCATCATCACAGCGCAGATACGGGATATCTCGTGTTCGTAGTCAATGAGCATCTGACGCACGTCAAGGCGCTGCAACTCTTCCCACAGAATGGGGAACAGTCGGGCAGTGAGCAGCACGTCAAGACCGGCGTAAAGGTTGTAGGTCGGGTGGTCCAGCGGGATACCCGCCCACCCGGTTGCCTTGGTGAGCTTGAGGGACCGGAACACGGCGGTAAGCCCCTCTTGCGTGTCCGGCGCGTCAGGGTCAATGAACCGCGCGCTAAGCGGCTTGAGCGCAGCACCTATGCCGCCCTCGTGCACCTGACGAGGATCAATCAGCTTCGCGAGAATCTGCGTATCCTTGGTGCGCGGCGCAAGTTCCTCAATAGGAATGCCCGCGTGCCGGTCCAACACAAGCCAGTCATAGGCAGCGTTGTGAATCATGACGCGCGTGAGAATCCCGAGCGCCCACCGAGCAGCCTGCGCGAAATGCCCGCCCCGCTCATAGTGGATAACCCACGCGGTAAACCGGTCGCCAAACTGAACCGTCCGCAGACGGAATGCATCGCTGTAGATATCAAGGCCGGTCGTCTCACTGTCCACGGCAACCGGCCGGTTCACGTTGTCCCGCACCCAGTTACGGAACAAGTCAAGGTCTTCTAGGGTCTCGGGAACATTAACCGCCACCCGGTCACCAGCGATCACGTGATGGTATGTGCGCAACTTGCCTCCCCATGCAAGGGGGCACCTCCCAACGTTGGGAGGTGCCCCTAGGTGCTACCGACTACTTGGCGAAAATGCCCGGACCCTCGGCCGTAGCGGGCTTGTCGGCGTAAGCGATGCCGTCCAGCGCCATACCGGCCGCAATGCGAACCTTGTTGATCCCTCGTTCCTCCATAGCGGCATAGAACGCGCGACGCGTCCAACGCTCCTTCTGAGGCAGATTCTCAGCCTCGCACCAATCGAGATACGCGTTGAACACCTCAGCCCCGAGAATGCGGGAACCCTGCACCTTGTCAAAGACGCCCGGCAGGAACCCCGCAAGCGCGTCGGAAGTCTCCCGGTACTCCTGCGACGCATGCGTAACCGTGTCAGGGTCCTTAAGCCCCTCGGCATACCACTCGACAGCGCCACGGACCGCCCAAGCGACAATCCCTTGAGCCTCAGCCAACAGCTTGCGGTCAAGGTCATAGTCACGCTCATGCGGCGCAAAGTAGCGCTCAAACGGGATCAACTTGACTCGACGCCAAAGCCCCTCATCCTGACCCCGGAAGTTGGGACGGTGGTTAGTGGCGAGCAGGATCAAGAACGTGGGGGAGAACGTAAAGAACTCCTGCCGCAGGAACCGGGCCGTAACCTTGTCCTTGCCGGTCACCCGCTTGAGCACAGCCTCACTCATGCGCTTGCCCGCCTCGCCCTCGGACGCCATGACCAACCGGCTACCGCGCAGCGCAGCAATGTCGTTCGGGATACCCCCGCCCGTTCCCTTGTCCTCAAACGTGCTAAACGGCGTGGTCTTGGTGATGCTGCCGAACACGTCCGTAAGCACATCCGTAAACACACTCTTGCCGTTGGCACCCTTGCCGTGCAGCACAGCGAAACACTGCTCACTCGTGTTGCCCGTGATCCCGTACCCGACCAACCGGCGCAGGTAGGGAACCATCTCGGGCATGCCCGGCATGATCTCGCTGAGGAACTGTTCCCAACGGGGACACGTCGCGTTCTCGTTGTAGTCCAGCGGAAGCGAGACCGTAAGCATGTCCGCCATATCGTGATCGCGCAGCTTCCCCGTGCGCAGGTCAACGACCCCATTGCGGAAGCTGAGCAATTCCGGCCGCGAGTCGAATTCCTCGGCCTCAACAAGCACACTCGGAACGCTCATCAGTTCCTCAAGCATGGCGTTGATCCGAACCGTCATGAGGAATGGACGCGCCTTTTCTCGCTCACCAGCGAGCATGAGCGCGGCCCCCATGCGGTGGATCTCCTGACGCACCTTGCTGGACGACCGTTCCCACGTCCGGCCATTCCACACAAAGAACCCGAGACCCTTTGCGTACTTGATCCGGCCGTTGGTCCACGCAACGAGGGCATGCGCGTTTACCGCGTCCGTCTCGCCGTACTGAGCCTCAAGCTCCTTGAGCTGTTCCGCAGCGTCCACACCATCGGCGTCATTCACGCTGATAGTGCCCGTGCGCTGCACCACCTCGGCCTTACGCTCCTCGGCCTGAACCTCGGCCACACCGCGAACCGGCCGGGCAGTCTTCACAGCGTGGTGCAGCGCGTAGGGGAACGCGTCCCGGTCCCGCAGACGCCACCCGTTCAAGTCGTCGCCCGGCGTAGGAATCGACAGCGTGAACGTCTCAATCCCGTGCGCCTTGAGCGCGTCAGCGAGCCGACGAGTGAACCCCTCGCCCGCAGGGTCATGGTCACCGGCGACGATCACTTGAGTACCGCGCAGACCCTCGGCAAGCTCACGCGCAAGCTCAGGGCTACCGGCCAGAGACGCGCCCCGGACGGCAACGGCGTCATAGCCCACGCTGACGGCTGTAAGCGCGTCCGAGGGTCCCTCAGTGACCAGAGTGACCCCGTAACCTCCAGAGCCCCGGAAAACGCCGTACAGCGCCCACCTTGACCCCTCGGGGTTGGACAGCCCAACCCAACGCATCGGGCAACGACCGGACACGTCCCGCCCCTGTAGCCCGCGCGGCATGCCCTTGAAATCCCGGAACGGCACCGTGAGCCGGGGGAATGCCGCAAACGGGCGAGACAGATAGGGCATAGCGATATCCGCGCTGTAGCCCAACTCAAGTTCAGCCGCAGCGTCCTCGGTCAGTCCGAACCGGTCGGCAAGGTAATCCCGCGCAACGTCAGAACCCTCACGCGAGTAATCCCAAAGAGCTGCATACGTGGCATCGACGTACGTTGCCAGAGTTGCTACGTGACCAGCACCGACCAGCGTGCGCGGCTCCTTGGGAACGGTCATCCCCTCGCCGGTCGCGTTGAACATGTCCGCCCACCTGAGACCAGCGGCCCTAACGATGTCATCAGGCTTGCATCCGACACGGCACGTGATCCGAACCTTGTTGTCATCCCCGCGCCAAATCCGCAGCGAGGGGCGCGAGTCGTCGTGAGCCGGGCAGATGGCGAGGTACCCCCCGTCGTCATGCTCGGCAACGTCAGTGAAACGGTTGAGGATCTGCTGAAAATCCATGCTTTTCCTTTCGTCACTGACCAGTGAGTGAGTTGGTTAAGTGGTCACGCTCCGTAGAAGCCGGCATTTACGGAGCGTGACAAACAGCAGCTCAGAACGGTGGTTCGTAACCGAAGGTCTCCGACCACTCGGCAAGCGTCTTAGCGCCCTTGGAAAGGTTGCACGGGGCGCACGCCGGAACCATGTTGTCCTCGGTATCCGTGCCGCCACGGGAAAGCGGCTGAACGTGGTCTAGGTGCTCAGCCCAAGCCCCGCAATACGCACACCGGTTCTTCCAGCGGCGCAGAATCTCAAGACGCGAATACTCCTTATGCTCAACCCCGTAGTCTTCGGCCCTACGGCGCTGAGTCAGCGTGTGCCGCTTGTCGGTCGGGAGAGACGCGTAATAGCGCCTACGGTGCTCAGCAGCGCGACGCTTGCGGCAAGCACCACATGCCGACGATGGACGCTTAGCCTTTCCGGCCAGAAAATCAGAAGCGGGCTTCACCCGCTTGCATAGTCGGCATTCCTTCATCGCTTAATACCCCACCAAACGTGATAGAAGACGATCCCGCAGAACATGCCGACGAAAAAGACAGTCACAGCCACCTCACCGCCGCACCTCTGGTAATTGCGACTGACAGCGCGTCGAGAATGCGCCCCCAATCGTCTCTGTCCGGTGCAGCCTCGGTAAGCCACACCGTGTCACCCTCGCCCATCAAGCGAATGTCCCCGAGTGGCGGACACCCTCTGTAGCTGACGTACCGATCCATTCGTCTCCTCTCGGGCACCTCCCAACGTTGGGAGGTGATGAACGCAAAAAAGCCCCGGACCGCAGCGCAGTAGCTACGATCCGGGGCTTACTCAGTCGGCGGGAAGAACGAGCCTCACATGTTCGGCCGAGATCCAGACCGGCCGCTGTGTCCTGCGCCGATGAAACCCGGATTCATCACCCGTGGGCTTGACCTTGAGCATGGGGCGCAGGCGACCACCGACTAGACGGGTGGCCACCTCAACAACCCGAGCGTCGGTCATGCGTACGCGGTTCCGTCGCCGGGCCGCGTACGCCACTAGATCACCCTCGTAAAGCTCCTCGCCCGCGTAATCAGTGATCACGTCCCGGCGAGACAAGTTCAGGCACGCTCCCATCCGGTGCCCTCATCGGTGTGACGGAAGTACCACACCGCGCGCAGGGGATCACGAGGGGCATCGGTCGTGAGCGTGGTGCCATCGCCGTGGTAGTCGGCAGACCGCACGGTCAGCACGTCACCAGCCGCGACCCTGGCACCATTGAGCTTGGTTCGCAGGATACGGATACGATCGCCATCAGCGAGCGGGCGAGGCGCAGCAGGCTCGGAATCCAGCGCAGCAATAACAGCGTCGGCAATCCGGTACGACTTCTCGACGGAGTACGCGGAACCTGTGGTCAGGCTGCGGAAGTACACAGCCTTGTGCGCTGCTTCCGCCAGCATGTCACGGCGCGAGTCAATCTCAGAGATTTCGGACACCTTCACAAGCGAAACGTTGCCGTCTGCCTTCTTGATCAGGTAACGATCAACGCCCGGCGACGGGTGCGGCCCGCTCATAACCTCGGCGGCATCGCGCATTCCCGCGTACTTCACCTTGCAGCCAACCTCGTACAACGTTCTCTCCCATCGTCGGCGCTCAACGCGCTTCCTAACGCCTTAAAGCCCGACCCCGGCGAAATGCCAGAGTCGGGCAAAGGGCTAGCCGATCAGAGTGGGCATGTCCAGCAGCTCAGGTGCCTCGTGCTCAACGAGAGACGACAGCATGACACCGTTGGGGTACTCTCGCCCGTCCTCAAGCTTGAGCACCGTAGCGCCCTTGCGGTCAGCGAGGGGAGCGGTAGCCGCAGCAAGACGCCGACCAGACGCGCGGACAACGAACGTGTCAGCCTCGCCCGCAGCGTTCTTCTTACCGTCAACGACGATGTAAAAAGCCATAGTTACTGTCTCTCCTCAGTAGTCGGTGTCAGCAGCATCCGCAATAGCTTCGTTCCAAGGCTTGATCACCTTGAGCGCAGGCTTGCGGTAAGACACGTCACGGCCGGACTTGGTGGTGTACTCGACCAGCTCAAGCGAAAGCTCTACCAGAGCCTCACCCTTGATCTTGGCAAGATCATCGGCGTAGTGCCCGACAACCTCAGCAAGCTTCCAAGAGGTGGACTGGAAACGGAACTTGCCGAGACCGTAGTCATCGGCCAGACGGAACGTCAGGAACGTGTAAGGCTGCGGACCGCGCCCGCTCTTAGCGAACGCCTTACGGTCCTCGTACGAGGCAGGGCACCCACACGGCTTGCCCTTGTCCTCGTCAAGCAGGGACTCGACCCCGTCACAGTGGTGGATCAGACCGGTACGGCCATAGAGCCGCATGTCAGCCTTGAGCGCGGACGGACCGTCAATGACGATCAGCACCTTATCGCGCTCCGTGATCACCTCGTTGAAGTCCTCGCCGGTCGTCTCCCACTCAGCAGGCTTCCCGCCGAACAGTTCCGACACCTTTTCGGCAATCTCAAGGTCGCCGGTCGTGATACGGAAGGTAGGAAGGGAAACAGCCCGGCCGTTCACCTGCCGACCAGAACGGAACCGGCCAACCGTGTCATTCGCCGGGCGAACCTTGGGCTTGGCGGACGGGTCGGTCTCGAAAATGCGCAGCACGCTTTTAGCTCCTCGTCTGAATGGCTAGTGACGAGAGACCGGGCGGGGTAGCACCTCCCAACGTTGGGAGGTGATCCCTCACGTGCGTAGCGCGTCGGCTCAGGATTCCAGCCGCCCGGCCCCTCTGTAGTTCAGAGAGTGTGTTGGTTAAGCGCGCCTTTCGAGCAGTCGAGTTTGTGACCAGCGGACCGGCCACACTCACGACAGCGGGTCACGCCCGGCGCTCCGTCCCGGTCACGAGCCGATCAATACCGCCCTTGGCGAACGGCTTGCCGATGACCGTACGCGACACCTCGCGGTCCCACTCGAACGTAGCCCGCAGGTGCAGGAAGTACGAGAACACCTCACGGTCAAACCGAACAGGCTTGAAAGCCCACTGAGTATCGGTCACGTGAAGCACAGCCGCAGCGTCAATGGGCGGCATAGGCTCGCTGTTGCCCTCGGGATCAATGAGCCGGTCGGCAAAGCCGTAAGCGCTCATCTGTAGGGCAACGTCCGGGTAAGTGCTCTTACTGGTCTTCCAGTCGGCAATGACCGTGACCGGCGAACCGTCCTCGTCCTTGACGCGCAACAGGGCATCAAACGAACCGGCGTACTTGTGCTCATCCGACCACGCCACATCTTCCGCCCGGATCAGTTCCGGCTGAACCTCGTCAAGGAACTGGGAAAAGTGGACGTAGTACGGGCGCAGCGCGGGGGAGTAGTCGTGTTCCGTGATCCGCTCGCCCCGGATCATGCGCTCAAACATATCGTGAGCGTCGCTACCGACCTTGGCGCGGCTCTTGGTGTAGCGGTAGTGAGCGCCCTTGAGAAAGTCAACCGCCCCGTCTCGGTCGCCCTCGGCAATCGCCGCAACAGCGCGGAGGTTATCAACGGCAGCCTCGGCGGTCATCTTTGCCGCCCACGGAACAAGGAACGGCTTAGGCCCCATGCCAATGACCGAGGTGACGCCGGGCACCTTTTCCTTGGTCTCGGAATCGACGTAGAAGCGGGAACCCCCGCGATGGATAGTTGAAACCCGACCGGCCATTTACAGCACCTCTCTGAGGGAAAGCGTTACTAACCCCAGAGAGTGAGTGGGTTAAGAGTGTAGGAAGTGCAGGAGTGCCCTACATTCTCGTTTGCCTTTAGGAGACTCTATAGACGTATTGGATGTGTAGTTCATTTCTACATAAGTACATCCGGGCATGAGAAAACCCCCGCTCGCTGTGAACGGGGGCCTCTCGCTGTCAGCTCCTCGGCCGGACTTGTCCGCCGGTTGCGCGTAAGCACCGAGCGCATGTTACGTACGTGCGCGGGTTGCCGGGCGCTGTCATGACCAGTTGGCAGAATGTGTAAACGCTGTCGCCTCTTGGTACCGCGTGCCCTCGGGGGTCATCGGCCACTACAGCGACGAACCAACCTTCCTCAGCCATGGCTACGCGTGCGCGCGTCGGTGTCGGTCCTCGGCTCGCTCCCACATACCTGCGATGTGCTCGCCCTCGGGCCGACCCTCAAGGTAGACCATGTTCCGAGCCTCAACGCACGCGTCACACACGGGCTGTTTCACGGATCGTGCGAACCCCTCGGGGTTAGGGGTGGGGTTGTGTCGGAGATTGCCGGTCACCTCGTCCCGTACGGCGTCCGGGGGCAACTCGGTCACGGGGTCAATCCGGATCGTGTTGACGCACTCGGGGCACTGAGTGAACGGCTCCTGACAGTTGAAGCACACGAACAGCGCGAACATGTCACCGGTCATCATCGGTTGCCCCTTCCTGGCCCCTGAGTGCCCCTAGGAACGCCTCAACCTCGGCCCCTGGGGGTTCAGTAGGTCTGCCGGTCAATAGGACGTGCAGCGCCCACCTGAGCGCTTTGAGCCGGGTCACTACCTCGGTGCGGCGGGTCCGGCCCATGTCCGTGCGCTGTTCCTCGGCCTCAAGGCGCAGGATCTCTTGTGCGATGTAGGACACGCGGGCGGGGTTCACGCGTCACCCTCGGGGAGGATCAGACGCCGGTCACGCATGTCCGGCCGCAATCCCTCGGGCATTCCCTGATACTCCCGAACGAGCCGGGCGTACCGTGCCTCAAGCTCCTCAATGGCTCGCTTAGCCGACATGCGGATTGCCCCCGGCGCGTTCTTCCCCTCCTCGCTGTTGAGCGTCCGGCGCATGTCAGTAATCTGTTCCACGTGCGAGAACAGCGTGTACCACAGCGCGTAGGAGAGTTGGCGCGTCAGCTCACCCTTACCCCCGCTCATCAGATCAGCAAGGTTGTTCAGTTCGTCGCTGATCCGCTGGTAACCCTCGTCGGTCGGCTCGCCTTTCTTGTTGCAGTCGCTGTCAAGGATCAGGTGCGCGATGGTGGGGTTTCGCTCCTCGTCCCATGCGCGGCGCAGGCCCTCGGGGTTGAAGACGCTGTTCCAGCTTTCGGCGGTCACGGTGCCTAACTCCTCGCTCATAGTCGATCACTTTCGGTTCACCTCCCAACGTTGGGAGGTGATAAGGGGAACGGCCCCCGGTTCCGTACCGAGGGCCGTTCCGCTGTGGTGCCTTACTCGCCCTTGCCCGCCGTGTTCAGCATGACCGCCACCGACTGAGTAACCGTGGTCAGCGCGAGGAGCTGAGCCCGCAGGGCGTTGATCTCAGCCTCAGACAGATCGTCAGCCTTGAGCTTGCCGAGCGACTGAGTGACCTTTTCCAGGGTGTCAGCCAGCTTGAGCGCCGGGGTCTTGGGCGCGTCCGCCGTGCCCTCGTCCTCGGTGGCCTCGTCGCCCTCGTCGCCGCCCTCACCCTCGGCACCCTCGCCGTTGGCGGTCAGCTCCTTCTTAGCCGCACGGCGCTCGGCGGCAAGCTCCCACTCTGCCTTGGGGTTGATGCTGTACGTCTCGAACAGCACCTCACTGATCTTGGTGCCCTCGGGCAGTTCAGCGACCACGCCGGGGAACAGCTCCTCAGCCTGCTCGGGGGAGTCGTCCAGCGCGCGGAGGAACGCGGGCAGAACGCCGGTCATCTGGTACTGAACCTTCTTCTTGAGTGCCTTTTCGGCGGTCTCGGGGTCCACCTTGCCGCCCGAGTTGTAGCCCTCGGCGTGCAGGATCTCAAAGGCGCGCTTGTAGATAGCAGTTGCCAGATCCTTGGACTCCTGCCGCGTGCCCTTAAGGTCCGGCATGCCCTTCTTGTTGAAGATCCGGATACGACCGTCAAGGATCGCCTCAGCGAGGGTGCGCGCCGTGGTCTGAGCGTCAACCTCGGACTTGATGCCCTCGGCGGCACGCTGAGCGGCGTTCTCAACGATTTCGTCAAGGCCCTCGACACTCTCAAGCCCAACGGTCTCGGCGTGCCTGACGACGAGGGCGGAAGTGCTCCTCTCCTTCGCCTCAGCAACGGCCGCCTTGAGCTGCATGGACAGCGGAGCGCGCTTGTTCGCGCTGATCTTGAGGAGTTCCGAGTTCGCCTGAGCCTCAAGGGACAGGATCTTGTCCTTGTCGTCCTTGGTCAGGGTGCCGAGCGTGTCAAAGATGGTCTGAACGTCGGTGCGCACCTGCGCAAGAACCTCGTCAGCAGACGGGGCGGGGGTCTCGGTCTCGGCCTTGGCCACGGTGTTGGTCTCCTCGGTCTCGATCTTCTTTGCCTGCGTGTTGCAAGCCTTGCACGCGATGGTCGCACCCGGCTGGTTGACCAGCTTCGCGACATCCTTGCCGCAGAGCGTCTTAGTCTCGTCGGTGGTCCCGTGGACCGTGCCGCCCTTGCCGACCGTCGCGAACTTGATCTCAGCCATTCTCGGTGTTCCCCTCTCGCTGTCAGCCGGTCCGTCCGGCTGACAAGGAAGACTCTACACCCATCGGCAGGGTGCTTGTCAACACGACTCACCTCCCAACGTTGGGAGGTGCTTCCCGGTAGTCGTTCCCGCTGGTCAGCAGCGCGAGGAGCGCCCGCACCCGCTCAAGGTCATGCCCGAGCATCCCCGCAGCAGTCACGCATTTCTTACAGATCGTGCCGACCACAGCGCCCGTGTCCTTGCGCGCATACACGCTGTTGTGCCGACGTTCGGTCACCTCGGACCCGCATACCTCGCATGGTGCTTCCATGAGCTTAGTGAGCCGGTCTACGGCAACGCCTAGCTCGCGGGCGGCAACCTCGCGGAGGTACTCAGTGTGTGACTTGGGCTTCTTAGTGCGGGGCTTGTTCCAGTCAGGATGCTTGGCGCGGTAGTTGTCGCGAGCCCTCCGGGTTGCCCGCTGCCGAGCGCACTTAGGGTGATCCTTGAGGTACCCCGGTTCGTTGCACTCGGGGCAGACACGTTCCTTGTTGGGCATAGCCCAAGCCTATACCACCTGTCAAACGCAAAAATGCCCCCTACAGCGCGTTGCCGTAGGGGGCATTTCTCAGAGTGCAATGGAGTCCGCGTGTGCGCGCAGATCGTCAAGCGTGCCGTTGTTCACGATACGTATGGGCGTGTCGATGGTCTCTAGCTCAGTCTCGCTGCTGTGCGTCAGCTCCTCAATGCCGGGCCGGATGATTCGGACGAGCCGGAACCCGAGGTACTTGAGCGCGTCAGCCTCGTTCGCGTACCGCACGTCAGTGACGACGACCCGAGTAGGAGTCTCGCCCACACGCTCAACGAGGTACCGAACCCAATAGCCGGGGTCACGGTCCCTGACGCTCTGCCCAACGTGCTGGAGAATGCGCCGGACTTCCGGGTAGTTCTCCTTGGCGTATTCCCAACCCACATCGGAAATGAGCCGGGCGAGCCGGACGTAAACGCCATAGCCGGTCGGCACCCAAGGGTTGATCTCAAGCGCCATGTCCTTAAGCGGGTCAGCCAATGCGAGCCGGGTATACCCGTACCTCTCGACCAGCCGAGCGCCTACAGTGTCTTTACCGCTACGCGCCCGGCCGATCAGTGCAATGTCTCTCATAAAATTCAGAGAGAGTGTTGGTTAAGTGCCGAGAATCGCTCGCACGATGCTCAGTACCTCGTCACTCGGGAATGCCGGTACGAGACGCGACACAACCGGAACAAGCGCTACCGCTGTGCTCAGGATCTTCCCCTTATGCGCATAGACGAACGTTCCTGCACGGCGTAGCCGGTCAGCCCATGTCACACGGGGCGCGCTGTGCTCACCCAAGTTTGTACCACCCTTCGTATCAGCTCCCAACGTTGGGAGGTGGTCACTTGCCGGATGCCTGTACGACGCTTACGACAGCGGAAACCACAGCGGTCACAGCAGCCGTAGGAAGTGCATACTTCCAACGCTCTACGGCCCGTAGGCGGTCCTCGTGATCGGCAAGCTTGCCGGTGACGTTCTCGTGATGCTGCGTGAGGCTCCGAACGTCCTCACGCATACCAACGATCTCGTCGTAAATCTCGCGCGACGAAATCGTAACTCCTAGGTCATCGGCCACAGTTAGGCCACCTTGAACCCGTGCGCGTCACCTAGCTTGGTGAGCGTCGCCTTACCGGGGATACCGTCAGCGTCCTTGCCGCTGAACCCTAGCTTTCGCTGCCACTTGGCGTATGCCTCAATCGTGGTGGTGCCGTACGAGCCGTCACCCGCGTACTTGGCATCTAGCAGACCCTCGGCGCGTAGCGCTGCCTCAACAAGCTTCACATCAGCGGCGTGCGTGGTGTGCCCCTGCGCTGCGGACGGGTCAGCCTTGGCGGCAGCAACCACGTTCGCTAGCTTGACGATGGGCTTAGGGGCAGGCTTGGGAGCCTCGTGCGCGTATGCTGGGTCAGCCGACTTGATACCCTCGGGGAACTTGGGGTACCCGTAGCCGTACACCCAATCCGACTTGCGTGCACGCTTCTTCGCATACACCCCGTCGCCTTCGCTCGAACCCGAGTCGTTCGTATTTCCTTCCACCGTATAGATCCACTCGGAATCGAAATCGACTACTAGACCGGTGTGGCTACCGCCGCCCGGACCGTAGAAAACCTGAGCGCCAATAGCGGGGAACTCAGAGAATCGGCCAAGCTTGCGGAACCATGCAACGCCAGTCGCGCAGGAAGCCGTACGCGGGTAAAGGTCAGCGGCACCCGCCTTGAACGCAACCCACGATACGAACGTTGCGCACCAAGCCTGAAAGTTGGACCACGCGAGCCCCGGCACTTCCTTGGAATACTTCTGATCGTTGTTCCAGTGCCCACCCGAGCGACCCTCGCGATAACCAACCTCACCCTTGGCAATGGACTTGATCTTGTCCACAACGGACATGCGAAACCTCCTAAGCACCTCCCAACGTTGGGAGGTGGTAAGACAAACCCCGCTCGGCGTGCCCAACCGAGCGGGGTTAAGAATGTGTGTGCTTACAGAGACGTGAACGTGCCGTCAAAGCCAACCCACGGGGGCTTGGTGTCCGACTGGAACCCGTACAGGTTCAGAAGACCACCCGTAGTGACATCCATCTTGAGCGCGATACGCGCGGACGATACGTCAGAGCACGTAACCGTGATGGTGCGCTGAATGGCTGGACGTGCACCAGCGGGAAGCGCAGTGCTGTTGAGCGTGAAATAGCTAGGCAGCGTGCCCGGATAGTTACCCGTCTTGGTGATACCGCCCCGGAACATGAGCGTATTCTCACCAAACAGGTTCACCACTCGATACTGAAACGGCCCAAGGCTGACATTGCTGTTCGTCCAGCCGGACGTAAGCCCAATGGTCTTCCAAGAGTTAGTGCCGAAAGCGAAGCTAACCCAGCTAGCGCCGTCGAACACCTCAAGGCGGTCAACGTCCTTGAGCCAAGTAATCATGCCCTCAACGGGCGTCTTGATCGTGGCACCTCGCGCCGTAGCCGAAGCAAACGACATGACCAGCTTTGGCACCATGTTGGACACAAGCCCCTCAGCGAGACTCTGCGCGTTGGGCTTGTCGGTAAGCGTGGGGTACGGAATGTTCTGCCCGTACGAGTCAGTTAGTGGCATGCGGAAGTCTCCTTAGACGTAGCTCATCGCTGTCCAGTAGATATCGGTATCCGTCGCACTCGTGCGGCGCAAATACGCCGTGAAACCCGAGGTTGAAGCGCTAGCGACGGTTAGACCTAGAACGTCAGAACCGGGAACTGTCGAGATAACCGTTGCCTGAATAGAGACGTTCGAGCCGCGCAGTTTGGGGAAAGTCACGGCCTGCGAATACGTCGTGTTCGTGGCCGGAACGAGGATTCTGGTACGGCCCGTGCGAATGTCCAGCACAGAGCCAAGCGGGGGAGTGCTCGCAATGATGCCGATACACACGTACCCGCCCCGGCTCTTGAGGATCTGCACCGTGTCGCCCACCAGCGGGGACAGGTGACTCATGAGCAGTCGCACACTCGGGAATGTGTCCCCGTTGCGCTGAACGTCAATGGTGCCGTCCCCGTTAACTGCTGTGACCGTAGCCATGCGAGAAACGGACTCGATAAGCCCGCTGTTCTTGACCGCCAACACGGCGGCATCTAGCAGCCGGTCAACCGCTGCCATTACACCCCCTGCTGTGAATCGTCATGACCGCCGATAGTGTCGATATTGAACGCCCCGCCATCAACAGCGAGCGGGATTTCAAACGCGTTGACTAGATGCAACTCGGGAGGCACTACCGCGCCGTAATTAACCCGAATCCAGTCACCCGCATCTAGGGCGGGGTTCGGCACACTCGCGAGGCTCACGGCCCGGTTAGCGGCCCGCTTCTTAGCCAGCAGCGCGATAGCCGTTGTGTTCGCTTGACCGGCCGTAGTGATCAGGCTGGACGAATAGCGGAACGTCACCTTTCCGAACGGACCGCCGAACCGCATAGGGTCAGCGTTGTCCGTGATGGTGGCTGTAGCGCTTACCGGTGCCTTGCCGTCCTCGGCGTTCTCGCCGGTCACGATGACCCGGTTGTAAACGTCGTCACTCGAAACCGTCATCTCGGCCGAGACCATGACGCCACCCTCGCCCGCTGAAACGTCCCACACGGGCGTCACAGGGACGTTCGCCACCTGGGGGATATCCTGGAGCCGGAACGTCCCGTACGCGTCACAGAACAGCTCACAGCCAATCGACGTAGCTACCTCGGCCAGTGCCGACCAAACATCGGTGCCCACATCCCAAGTCTTGGTAGGCAGAACCGTTGTAGCGGCAAGCGTGGACCCGTCAACGAACGAGTAGCCGGGTAGCACCGTGGCAATCTGCGTACGGATGAATGCGGCGGCATTCGTGTAACCCTTGGTGGACGTAGCCGTGTCGAACAGCGAACGCTTTAGCAGGATCTCGCGACCGGCCGCAGTAATGCTCAGCGGACCGTTATGGATATCCCCGCTGACCGAGGTGATGACGAACGAGCCGAGCGGAACGGTTTCCGTAGAACCGTCCATGTACCGGATGCCGCGCTCAATGTAAATCTCATGCCCGAAAGGACTGAACGTGTCGGACGCATCACGAGGCAACTGACGAGGGTCGGGGATGGCCAGGGACAGTGAGCGCCGTGTCTCACTGCCCCTGTCCACCTTCACGGAACCGCTGATGTGCGCGACGTTATCCGCAACGGGGACACCCCCGTACAGAACCTTTACGCGTGTCGCGATTCCGTGGCTGGTCGTCAGCGCCTTCGCCCAACGAGACGAGACGCTAAGCACTCATACCCCCTTGACCACCTCCCAACGTTGGGAGGTGCTAGTTACCAGGATTCGTAAGAACCGTCGCCCACTGGTCCTTAGCCGTGAACACGTCGTTCCACGTAGAGAACGTGTCGTTAAGCGTCTTCCACGTGCCAGCAGACGAACCCTGTAGACCGCCGTCCGGCCGGTCAATCTCGGTCACGCTGAGAGTCCAGCGCCAACCGGGAATGTTCGCAGCGCCCGTAACCGACTCGACTTCCACTTGCCCAATCGAGAGGTACAAGTTGCCGTCAATGCCGTATCCAGGCATAGCCTGAATCAGCGCCGGTAGCCCCGTGTCGAGTAGGGCGTCAAACGTGGTGTTGCTCGCCTCATCCCACACGAGGAGCGTGAGCGTAGCCGTACGGCCCGGACGGGTATCCGTCACGACGATGGGGTTACGTCGCCCGACGACGGCATAAGCGTTGGAACGTGCCTCACGCTGCCATGTAACCGGGGACTCAACCATAACCGTCGTGTTCAGCGCGGGCAGACCCGGCGACTTGAACCACACGTAATCAGGGTCAGGCAGCGCGGGAGCATCAATCGACCGCGTGTAAAGCCGTGCGCCCGAGGGCGTGTTATCCGACTTGTACCACGTGACGGCATACCAAACCCGCGTGCCTAGTGGTGCCTCATAGTCCTCAACGAGAACCGGCACCGAGGAAAACGGAGCCTTGTCGTACGTGGTTCCGTACCCGCGCAGCGTGTTAGCCGAACCGTCCTCGTCCATGCGCTGAATGGTGATCTTAGAAGCGCCGTACGTGTCCGGGATTGGCGTGTTCACCTGAAGCGTGACACGGCCCGAATCGTTGTCGGCGGTCAGAAGGTATTCAGGCGTACTGACCGTTAGGACGAGGTTGTCAACGTACCAATAGTCAATGAGCGGACTCGTGCTGTCTAGCTCAACGCCAATCCGAGCATACGCAGCGCCCTCGGGTGCCGTACGCGTCTCAGAAATGCGCTGCGCCGCGTAGTCGATATTCGAACTCATCGAATAGAACTGATCCGGATTGTCGGCAGTCATCAGCGCGCCGGAACTGTCGTACCAGTCGATACGCGTACGCGTGCCGCTCTGGATCGTCTGTGCCGTATCCGTAAGGTGGCGATACATGGTCGCCTGCGCCTTATACGTTTGCCCAGCCGTCACGGGAACGTTCCGGTCTAGAGACGCGGTAATGATGCCCGGCGAGGCAGGATGAATGCGGTAAGCCCCGTACCCGTCCGTTAGCGTCGTGTCGAAATACGACCAAGACAGCGTGCCATTGCTGACCGTCATACTCGGTAGCGTTGACTCGGCGCTGAACTCGTCGTACGTAAGCAGGTTGCCCGGCTCGTTCGGCGCAACGAATAGTTGAGCAAATTCGAGAACGAACACCTGACCCGCCGCCGTAGCCAGCGGACGGTAAAAGACCTTGGTGTAAACCGCGCCGGTCGGAGCCGTAGCCACAACGGCAGTCATCTGAACATTACTCGTACCGGGGTTGTAGGTTCGCTGTTCGCGCGTTCCTACCTCGTTGAATGCCGAGTCATACCAACGGAACTCGGCGTACCACGTAACGCCGACGCTAGCAGCGGGGGCATAGATGCACGCATACGCTACGTACGTCGTCCCCGGCACAACAGCGATGAAAGAGTTAGTGCGGATATCGCAGGTACCGGCCGCAGCACTCGTGTATTCAAGTGCGTAGTAGCCCTGACCAACAAAGAGGTTGTAGTTACCGCGAGCGAGCGAGCCCGCGTCAACCTTCCAACCGGAAGTATCCTGCTCAACCGACGAGGTGTTAAAGCTGTAGATATTGCCTGCGGGGTTCGTCGTGACGCCAAAGTAAACGTCATCCGTGTTCACGTACTCAGCCGCAGCGAGACCAGAAACAGCGAGGGTCACGGTTGCCGACAGCGCGCCCGATGGAGCGTTAGCGCATACGACAGGGTAGTTGTAGAAATACCAACCGGTTCCGGTGCCGGTAAGTGTCAGCGTGCTCACACTCGTACCGAGCGAGGAACCGCCCGACGCTGCGTTGTACCAAGTAACCGTGACCGTAGCCACCTGCCCGGCCGTAGTCGAGTTACGGCGGATTGGGACACGAACCACGTACTCAGTGCCGCCCGTGATGCCGGTAACGCGCGGGCTTGTAGCGGTCACGGAACCGGCCGCAGTAGCGGTGAAGCGGAGCGACTGAGACCCCGAGAGGAACTGTCCAGACGCGACACTCAGAGTCGTGTTACTGCCCGCTGTCCAGCCGTGCGAGCCGGACTCAAACCCACTCGACACGTCAGGTACAAGGTTTGGATTCCCGTAAGCCATGTGTTCCCCTCAGAGGGGGACCACCTCCCAACGTTGGGAGGTGGTCCCATACTCAAGCCCCTTCGCTACCGTCAGGGTTCGTTTCACCCTCACCAAGCCCCGAACCGACCGAGGGAGGCGCAGACACGCCCCCCTCATAGTTGGTTCCGGTGCTCGGCGGATAGCCGACGATTACCGTGTTGCCCTTATCGTCGGTCGTCTGGTCAGTGACGGGGTTAACCCACGTATCACCAACCTGCACGGCGTCATCAGGCATTAGATGCTCCGTCCTAGTGCAGCCGGGCCGGATAGGCCCGTCTGGATTCGGTCGTCAGCGCGCCGGTCAACGTACGCCTCAAGCGTGGTCCGCCCGTCGATGCTCAGTAGCAGACGGTCACCCGGCTGGAAACCACCCGAACCACCGTTAGCCGCAAGCGTCGCAATGTTGGACCACTGAGAATGCGTGAGAACCGGCTCAGGCTTACCAGTGGCGTTGACCGCCATGGTTGCGCCCGGCTGTAGGAACCCGCCGCTATCGTGGGTTGGCTTGTACTTCTTACCGCCCACGGCCTTACCAATCTGATTGATGGCGTCCTTTACGGCCCTGGCCATCACGTTGGTAAGTTCCTTTTCCTGCGACTTGAGCCCCGCTAGGAAACCCTTACCGGCGTTCTTCCCGCTGTCGTACAACGTGTCAGCCATAGAGTTACCGAATGAGGTAGCAGTCTTGGAAAGCGACTTGTACGCGCTGTTTAGCTGCGCAACGTCCTCGGGAACAGCGTTAGCGATGGACTCAGCGAGCGCCCCGCCCTGATCCGGCCCCATGTCGGCAAGCTGCTTAAGCAGATCCTTAGAAACGCCTAGCTTCTGTGCCTTCTTGAGGTTGTCAGCGAACTTGGAAGCGTCGCTAGCCTTGCTGCGCATACCCGTGATCGCGTCACGGATATTCGTTGCACCGAGGTTGCCGAGCGAGCCGGAATCCAGAATGGATGCCTTGGTGTCAGCGGCGTACTTCTTAGCCTCAGCGATGGTCGCGCGGACGCTCGCTAGCTTGTTAGCGCGTGCCGTCTGTTCCTTGCTCAGCTTGGCAATGACGCTCGTTGCCTTGGCGGCAGCCTTAGCCGAGATATCGCCATTACGTCGCAGCGCCTTAACCTGCTTAATCATGGAAGCGGTCGCAGAACTGATGTCCTTTGCCGTTCCAACCATCTTCTTTCGGAAGGTGGTCAGCAGATCATCTAGAACCTTCTGAATGTCCTTAGCGCGCTTGCTCGCGTTAGGCGTACCCTTCGCGAACCCTCGCAGGCCACCTAGGCTACCGGCCATACGCATAGACACGTCATGCGGGTACACCGTTGCCGAGCGACCAAAGGTCACCAGCTCTGGCCCGTTCTCACCTACCCATGCCGTCTCGCCCGCCCGAGGATAACCGCCCTTGGCGTAACCCTTCGGCGTCTTTCCAACGGCCTGTTGCACGTTGAAAATCGAGCCGTAACGCGCCTTGATGTAGCGAATAGCCGCAACAAGGTTGGCGACGGGGTCAAAGATGTTGTTTGGCAGGTGCTTGTCGCGGAACGCCTGGAACGTAGAGTCAATCGTCTGAGCCAGACCCTTAGAGGGGTGACCAGCCTTAGCGTTGCTGTCCCAGTTATTTACAGCATTCGGGTTACCGCCCGACTCACGCATGACCAGCGTGCGAAGGGGACCGGCCCAAGAGCCTGGAACCTTCGTCCATTGCATGGCCTTAGCGATCCACTTGCCGAGCGTCCCACCGCCCGCATACTTTGCGAACTGTGCGCCAAGCTTGCTGTCAGCAATCTTGGAATACCCGAAAATGGCGTCAACCGCCTTCATCGGAATACCCTTGATTGCCTTACCGAACCCGGCGTTAGTGCCAGGAATCTGCGAAAGCAGCGGCTCAACGACGTGCGTAACACCGGCTCGCGCCGATGCTTCCATTGTGTCGCTAATCCAGCTTGTTGTCTTCTTTATCTTGTCCCACGCTGCGGAACCTGCGCCGCTTACCGCGTCCTTGGTCCAGTCCCACGCGCCCCCGACGAGGCCACCGAGCGAATAGCCGGGCAACTTGCCATGCTTGCGCATGTACTCAAGGTTCCCTAGGCCGATCTTGCTCGTTGCATCCTTCGGGATAACGTACTCGCCACGGTGGACGATACCGGCAGGAGTGAACTTGCCACCCGCGCCCGTGTAGCCACCAGCGGCAAAGCCCTTGGGGTGCCACTCGCCAAGCTTCGGAGCACCGAACGCACCGGCAATCTTGTTCCACATGCCGACGATGCCACGGTTGTAAACCGTCTCCACCACGAACCGCACGGGAGCCTTAGCAAGATCCTGTAGCTTGCTCCAGCCCTTACCGGCCATCTTGGCAGCGTCCGAGAACGCCCCCGAAACCTTGTCGCGCAGGGTTCCGGCCCAACCGGGAATCATCTTGGTGAAGAAATCCCGGATCGGGTAAAGAACGTTCTTCTTGATCCAGCCCCACCCGGCACCGAAAGCGTCAGAAATCTGCTTCCAGTGCTTCACGATGTAGACCACAGCGAGCCCGATAGGGCCGGTCAGCGCGCCGAGAATCCAAGGCCAATTCTTCTTAACCCAGTTCACGACCGCCGAGAACGCGCCCGGAATCGTCTTGGTGAAGAACGGGATAAACGAGCCGGTGAACCAGTCAACGACCGCGCCCACCACATCTTGCACGCCCTTGAATGCCGCCTGAACGATTGCGCGGAACGTTGCCGACTTCTTATAGGCAACGACGAGGGCGGCACCTAGGCCGATCACAGCGAGCGCGACGAGAACGAACGGGTTAAGCGCCATGACTGTATTGAGGATTCCCTGAGCAATAGCCCAACCTCGGGTCACAAGCGCAATCGTCTTGGTCACGCCGTTGTAAATGCCGACCGCTGTAGCGATAGCAGCGATACCGGCCGCGAACGGCAGTAGCCAAGCCTGATTGTCCTTGACCCACCCGAACGCCTCTGTGCCGTACCGCTTGACCGTCAGCAGCGTGGGGACAACGTACTTCCCCAGCACCTCAACTAGGTCTTGCTGTGCCGTACGCTTGAACGTCTGTAGCTGATAGATCGGACCCGACCGGATCGTGTCGCCAAGCCCCTTAGCCGACCCGCCGAACTTCCCGAGATCCTTGGTCGCCTTGCTCGGGTCCATGGCGAACAGTGCCTTACCAAGATCCTCGGCCTGCGTACCAAAAAGTGCCGTAGCAGCCGCAGACTGCTTAACCGGGTCCTTGATGCCTCGCAGCTTGGCGAGCGTCAGCGTGAGTCCATCGGACGCGCTCTTGCCGCCCTTAGCGATCTGAGCACCCATCGTCTTGGCGTTGAGCCCAAGAGCCTTGAACCCCTGCGCTGTCGTGTCGCTGCCATCAATGGCACGGATGCTGAATTCCTTGAGGGCGTCAGCCGCAACGTCCGCATCACGCGCACCCGCCTTAACACCCTGCGAGATCAGACCGAGCGCCTTGGGACCATCAAGCCCGAGCTTACGAAACTGAGTTCCATACTCATTAAAAGTATCGAGTAGGTCATCAGCCTTATTCGCGCCGTTCTGGAAACCCTTAGTCAGAACGTCGAATGCCTGATCAGCATTCTTCGCCATGCCGGTACGCAGCATCTGAGAAACGGCGTTCGTCACGCCGCCTAGATCCTGGTCAAACACATTCGCTACGTCGCTCGCCTTGGTGGCGATTGCCTGTAGCTGCGCGTTCGTCGCCTTGGGCGGGGCGATACCGCTTTGCATGACGGACTTGATCGCGTCGGCAGCGTCCTCGAACGAGCCGGAAACGCCCTGCGCGTAAAGCTTGCCCGCGACCTTGCCGTACTTGTCAGCTTCCTTGGGGGTCGCCCCTAGCTGAGCCTGTAGCTTGCGCTTGACATCAGCCTGCGCAATGGCGTCACTGATGCCCTTAGCGAGCAGCGCACCGGCCGCAACACCGACAGCAGCGGCACCCTTGACTAGCTTGTCCTTGAGCCCGCTGGATGCCGCCTCGCCCGCCTGATCTCCGGCGTCACCAGCCGGACCAACGATCTGCGAGCGAAGCTGGGCGGCAAACCCCTGGATCTCCGGAACGATGGAGACATAAGCGACCGCGATTTCTGGCGCTGGCATTACGCCCCCTTAGTACGTTCACGGAATGCGAGTAGTGCGGCCTCAGAAACAACGTGCTTCTTACGAGGCTCAAGCCCCGGACGCGGGTAAGGGTCCGGGAAAGGCTGACGGTTGCGACGCTCAACGTCCTTATTCGCGACCGTCCATTGCACGGAAAGGGTCGCGTCAACCAAGTCAGCGAGAATGTAGTCAGTGCGAGTCCACAGCGGCTCGCCCCCGTTGATAGCCTGCCGAGTTGCAGAATCGGGCGGCAGACCCCGAATGAGAACGTCCAGCTTCCGGGGACTGATCTTGCCTCGCCAAAAGTCGAGTAGATCAATTCCCCGGAAAGCTAGATCAGCCTCAACCGCGTCCCCATGTTCCCGCAGGAACGCGAGGAGACTTAGGAGTTTCCCGCGCCCACCTTCTTACCAGCGGCGTCGAAGAATGCGCCGAGATCACGCACCTTCTTGTTTGCAGCGCGGAACTTGGTGTACTGCTCAGCGCCTAGCAGCGCCTTAAGAGCGTGGGTTAGCTTGTTGTCGTCAATGGCCTCAAGGACGTCTAGGTCCCACTCCTCAGCGGGGGCAACGTCGTAGGTCTCGCCGTTGAACTCAACTGCAAAGGTCTCGCCGGTAACGTCGTTCTTCGTGGGCACGGAAAAACTCCTAAGTCGTAATGGGGGAGAGTGGGACCACCTCCCAACGTTGGGAGGTGGTTAGGTCAGGAACCCTGCGCCTGCGCGCCCTGCGGGTCGTTGTCAATGTCGAAGTACAGAACGTCATTGACGTCCGGGTAAATCGTGATGGTCAGCTCGAAAGCCTGTAGATCCGACTCAGCTAGCTTGACCTCACCAACCTCGGTAACCTCGCCGGTCGGGATGTGGCGACGCTTCGTAATGTCGCCGTCGTGCAGCTCAAGGACGAACGTGCGCTTTTCGCTCTTTGGAATCTTGACCGTGCGAGTGTTCACACCCGATGCGGTCGCTACCGTGGAACCAGGGTTCACGAGACCGAATACGGTCAGGTTGTCCTCAAGCGCCGTGACCTTGATCTGTCGCTTGTGCTTGCTGCGCTGAGTGCGGATAAGCTTCCCGCCCCACGCGTAAAAGTCGCTCGTGTCCTCGTCACGAGACTCGCTCGCACCGTCCTCGGACAGCAGACCAACAGCGGACCACGCCGGGACCGTACTCATAGCCGTGTCAAGCGTGGTCGGAAGCGCCGTACCGACAGGGGCCGTCCAAAGGTCGGCACCCTCCCATAGGCGCGGGTTAGCAATGTCGCCCGCCATGGGCAAACCCCTTTCGTGTTACGCGCGGAGTGCGCGAGTAGAGAACTCGACAGCGAACGAGTAACGGGGTTGCCCGCTCACGCTGTCAGGTAGCCACATAGGGCCGGAAACCTCTTGGACGTTGTAAACGGTCGTCTCGCCCCGAGTACCGGCCATAGCGAGCACGTGCGCGCGTGCGAGGGAACACAGAGCCTCGGCGTTCTCCTCGCTGTCCGACCAGCATTCAACGTCGATACGAGGGCGGTCCGTGACCAGCGTGGAACGCATACCGCCTAGCCGCTCGATCCGAACGAACTGAGCCGGGCGCTTTTCCGGGACACGCGACACAACCGGCACACCGAGCACCGGCCGCAGGTACTCGATAACGACGAGAACCGCGTCAGGGAAGAAAACGAGAGGCTTAGTCACGGGCCGCGTCCAGAGCTAGCAGCAGATTCCGGCGAGACTTTGCCGCTGACGCATCGTCCTCGTAACCCGTAATCACAGCGGCTCGCGCGCGGTTCGGTCCCGGCTGAGCGTCCACCCGGTTTTGCGCGCCCGCACTAGTTAGCGCAGCGTCAATGTGATGCGCCTTTTGCAGCAACAGTGCGTGCGTCCGTGGGAGCGTGTTTAGGCTCCGGATAAAGTCAAAGTTGTATTGAATGCGAACGCGACTCACCCGGACACCTCCTTTAGACGAGCCTCAATGTGGTGCACCCGCCCGGCGACACGGAACCGGCCAACCTTGCCGTCAACCTCAAGCGTCATGCCGTCCGCCTCAATGCGGTCAGTCGGCAACAGGTCAACGTCAACGCCCTTACGGGAGATCAGCCGGTAACCCGTGATCACGCTCGGGCGGTCGCCGGTAGCCTCAGTGGACACGTCCGGCTGAAAGCTGACACCAGAAACAGCGGTCCGAACCGCATGCGCCCAATCGCGCTCGGTGAACGTGTTCCCGTACTTGTCAGTCTTGTACGGCGCGCGCACCCGCGTAACCGTGTCGGCATAGAGCATCATCCGACCCTCACAACCGCCGAACGTCGCCGGTACCGCGCTAGTAGATCCTTGTCAGCGGGGGAGAGGCTAGCCCCGATGGTCTCAGCGGCATACGTGACACTGACGCTGCCTACCGCCTCTTGGCGAATGTCTAGGGGGTTCGTCAGAACGCGTGTAGCCGCGCTGAGAACGACCGCCTTAACGTCGCCGGGGGTTTCCTTGTAGCCATGCGTGAACGTCACTCGTACGGCCTCACACGGGCTCACGTACAGCCGGTCACGCCGTAGCTTCCACTCGTCCGGCCCGGTCACCTCGTCCACCGAGATTACCGGCCGCTGAGGCAACGTCACGTGCCCGCAATCCGGGTACAGGGTCACCGTGGACTGTCGCCGGGTGAACTCCTGCCGTGCCTCTGCCCGAACAATCGCAGAAACCATGTCCAGAACAGCGGGGGCGGTAGCCGGTAGCTCTGCCTCGTCTCGCTGCATCCATGCCGCAAGCTCAGCCGTCGTCGCTAGTCCCGCCATACCGCCCCCTCACCACCTCCCAACGTTGGGAGGTGCTTACTCGGCCGCCTGCGCAGCCTCATCAACCTTCTGAGTCCCGCACTCCGCGCAGCGCGTCACACTGAGCGGGCACCCGTCGGGACGTACGGCCGGATAGACCTCAATCCGCGACGGGTCACACGCGTCAGCATTCGGGCAGGGGAGTGCAGGGGTTACACGCTTACGAGGTGGCAACCCCGCACCTCCTTACGCGCTGAGAACGCCGGTCAGACGAGCCGCACCCTGACCACCGAACACGGCAAGACCGGTGAAGAACTCGATAAACGTGCGGTACACCGGACGGTCCGTGAGTAGGCCCATGTCCTGAACGTGAACGCCACCGTTCGTCAGACCCGTAACAGCGCGGTCGCCCTCGTCCTGACCGAACTTAACGGCGTAGATCGAACCGGCGTTGTTGGCCGTGCCCTTGGTCTCGGTCATCGGAAGAATGTCCGTGCCGTCAGGCTTCTGACCAGGGTCAAGAAGGGAAATGCCGTTCCACGTAACAGCGCGCTTGCCGCCGATGTCCGCGCGAACAACCTCAACGCCACCGATACGACGACCGGCCGAAAGAACCTTAGCGATGATCGCGCGGTTGGCGTAAAGGGCACCGTTGGAAGCGTTCAGACCCGGCACCGACGCAACGAGGGCGTCAAGCTGGTCAAAGAACGCGAACGCGTCCGACTGACCGTTGCCGACAATCGGCGCACCGTTGGTACCGGCCGAAAGAACCTGAGCACCGGTAAGACGCTTCTTAAGACCGTCGAAACCCTTCGGGTCAACGGCAGTGTCACCGTTGAAAAACGCGTCCTGGAACTTGTACGTTGCCGCCTTAACCTTCATGCGGGTCTGTACGGCACGCTGGTCATTCAGGTCCGAGCGCGTCAGCGCAATGAACCGGTCAACGTCAGCGTAGCCACCGAGAATCACAAGACTCTCGGACTTCTGAACGACCGTACCCGTGGACTCCGAGTAGGTCTCGTTCACGTTTCGGAACTCGACACCCGGTAGCGTCGCCTCAGAGTTGTACGCATACGCGTTACCGTTAATCGTCAGAAACGGAATCCGGTCAAGAACCGGCGACTCCTGCACGAACGTCTCAATGACGCCGCGCTGTAGATCGGTCTCAGACAGTACCGCTGCCTGAGCAAGGGTTAGAGCCATAGGGGCTTACCTCTCATGGAAGCACCTCCCAACGTTGGGAGGTGATTAGGTGGTGTACCCGCGCTTGATACGCGCGAACGGGTCAGCGGGCTCGGGCTCAGCAGCCTTACGAGCCGCGCCCCCTACGTCGCCCCAACCCTTCTTAGGGTCAGCGGACGCAAGGTAAGGCTTTTCCTTGAGCAGCTTGTCAACGGCGTTCTTGATGCCCTCGGCGTCACCCGCCTTGATGCCCTCGAAATACTCGGGGTACCGGGCAACGTCGCCAACGTCGTTGAGTCGGCCCTTGGCTTCGGCCTTGATCTCAGCGCCCACAAGCTGAGCCGCGAACTCCTCGCGCATCTCAGCCTTGATCGCCTCAAGGTCCGTGCCCTTAGCCGCAGCGTTCGCACGTCGTAGGCGGGAAACCTCGGCCTCAAGTTCCTTGGCCTTGGTCTCAGCAGCCTTACGCGCCGTGCGCTCCTCGGAAAGTGCCTTCTTTCCGGCGTCACCTAGCTGTGCCTCGTCGGTACCCGCGTCAGGCTTCGTGCCCTCGTCGGTTACCTTCGTACCCTCGTCGGTACCGGTGCCCTCGTCGGTGCCCTCGGTGCCGGGCGTGGTCTCGTCAGCCATGTAAGGAATCGCTCCTATGTGATGTAGCCGTAACGGCGCAAGAGCGAGATTTGCAAATCACGGTCGCCCTTGGCCTGAGAGAGAATCTGTTCCGGCATGAGCCGGGCAGACTTAGAGCGCATATAGCGCTGTCCGGGGGACTTGGCGAACCCGTCGCCCATAGCCTTACCGGCGATACCGCGCCGGGTGGTGCCCTCGGTGGACACCTTCTTGCCGGTAGCCGTAGTGGACATACCGCGTCGGGCGTTCACCACCTGCGACATGTCGGCACCGTTGTTCAGAGCGTCAACCCCAGCAGCGCCAAAGCGCTTATGTCGCTCCTCGGGGCTCATCTGCTCGAACAGGGACTTAGGGTCAGGTGCCTCGCGCCACTCGGAATCGCTGAGCGGTTCCATGCCGCAATCACAGCGGGGGTGACGCTTGAATCCCTCGGAATGGGAATACTGCCGACCGGCCAGAATGATGCATCGCGCACATGCCGGAAGACGAACAACGCGAACGTAGGACACACAGCGGGGGTGAGCGGTCATCGCGACCGAGGTAGACACCCGCGAAGCATCCGTGATCTGCGTTGAAACAATCGACGCCATTTGATTAAGGCCGAGCGTCATAGCCTCAGCGGGCTTGATGCCACCCGCGAAAGCCCGCGCCACAGTGAGCGCAGGAAGAAACAGCAGCGTTGCGAGCGAGCGCCCATCGGACGCCAGACCCGCGAACGAGCCGGGGACAACCTGACCGAGGAGCGTAGCGCGAGCACCCTGCGCAAGCATCGCGCTTGACACAAAGGCTTGCGCCCCCTCAGCGGCGTTGAGCTGTCCCGCAACAACGGCGTTCAGGATGCCCCTGCCCACCTCGCCTTGCATCGCAGCAAGGATGCGATCCGGGGTCGCCTCACCCCAAAAGCCCTGTACGGCCGTCAGAACGCTTCGGGCGAGCCCCTGCGTCTGCTTATACCGGGCGAGCGCCAAAGCCTCTGAGGTGGGCACCTATACCCCTTCCTTAGCCTGCGGGGCGTTAGGGTCCGCCGTAGGGTCAGGCTTAGGGCCGAACATCGACGCGAGATCGCCCCCGATGACCGCCGTAGCCTGATCCGTCCGCATGGTCTTCCAGCGCTCAACCTCGGACGGGGTAACGCCGGGGATCATCTCCCACAGACGCTCGTCAGGAACGTTGATTGCCTTGTACTTGGTCAGCGCGTCGGCGTACTGAGCCTCAGAACGGAACTGCGCGTCACGCCACACAACCTCGCCAAGGGCAAGATCCTCGGCCCGCTGAACGTCGCCGGACGCCAGAGCCTCAAGGCGCATCACCTCGCGCAGGGCGGCACCAAAGAACCGCTGTCGCTCCTGCACCTTGGCCACTAGGCCAGACTCAAGGGCGGTCAGCGCGTCAGCCGACACGTTCACCATGTCGCCTAGCAGGTAGTGAGCCGGGGTACGCGTCTGCGCGGCAATGTGCTTGACCGCAACGCCGATCGTGTCGGTAAACGTGCTGAGATCAGCGGCGGAATACTCGCCAATCGTCGCCCCGTCGCCCTCAAACCAAAGTAGGCGGTTCTGACGGAACGGGTCTAGCGGTAGATCCTCCTCGCCTACAACCTCGCCATCGTCGTCAACGATCTCGCGCGTTGGGCGATCCATGCCCATCACAACGCGAGTCGGCAAAGCCCGGTCGTCGCTCGCTGCCATGAGGTGAACCCACAGCGCGTTAACGGCATCCTGCTTCGGAGCGACCGCCTCAACCTCAGAGATCAGCCGACCATTGAGCCGGGCGCGATTCTCAAGCGGGACGATGGGGACCACACCGAGCGGGTTAACCCCGCTGTCGTCAATTCCCCACTCGCCCCCGCCCCGAGTATCACGGGAAACCCAATAGACCATATCCGGCAGGAACAAGACGCCGTAATCGCGTCCCGAGTCATGCCACATACGGAAACCGGCAGCACGCTTACGGCGCTGACCCGGCACGTACTCGACTACTGCTTGAGCCGTGTCAAGAAACGTAATCTCTGTCTCGTCGGCAGGCTTCCACACGAGGGCGTAAGACCGCTTGGCAATGAGCGCATCCAGCGAGGCAAGCGAGAACTCAACATCGCACTCGTTGCGTCGCCAAGCCTCCCACGCGGCATCGTCCGGCGTACCGTCCTTGAGTCGGAACGCAAGAGGCATGAGCCGTTCGTTAGTGGAGTCCACCACTACCTGACACCAGTTATCCCGGAAGTCGGAATACAGCGTGCCGTAAACGCGCTCAAACTCGGGGGAGAGGAACTTTAGGTTCTGCTCACCCTCGTAGTACGAATACCACTTCTTAGCGTCCGACTTACGGCGCTGAATCTTGGCCGATAGTCGCCCCACCATCTGTAGGGGAGTCTCAGCAGCCATCAAACCCCCTTGGGTGGCGGTGCGCACCTCCCAACGTTGGGAGGTGGTTAGGCAGCAGCGGCACGTTTGCGCTTAACAGGGCGCTTCACGTAGCCATCAAGAGCCATGACCGCAGCAGCGATGCCGTCAATACGCGACGACGATTCCTTACGGTCAGGCTTGCGGGGACGAATGTTGTCGTTGCCGTCCGAGTAGATTTCGACGCAAGCGGCGTTCCAGCGAAGCACCGGATTCCCGCCGTGCCGGATCTGCCGCTCAAGTAGCAGTCGCTCAAGCTCCTTAGAGCCGGGCGACATGCCTAGATAGGTCTGAGCGATAGGCACGAGATCAACACCGCGCGTCTTAGCCTGTACGCGCTGCACAAGCTGACCGGCAAACATGCGGTCATAGCCGATGCGCTGCACATTCAAGCGGCGGCAGTCTTCAATGATCTGCTTTTCAATGACGCCGTAGTCAATAGCGTCGCCCTCGGTCAGCGTCAGCAGACCCTCACGAACCCACTGACGTAGTGGCATGCCGGTCTGAGCCTCAAGCGTGTCAACACGCTCCTCGGGCAACCAAAACCGCGAGATCAGCTCAAGCTCAACGCCCGGTTGCTTGGACTCGACAGCGAGCACCCAAGCGGAAAGGTCGGACACGGCAGAAAGGTCAACGCCGCCCCACGCGCGACGGTAGCGGAACCGCTTGGTATCCACCTCGCCCGCGTTCTCGTCCCAAACGTCCATCGAAAACCAACGCTGAGACGAGCGCGTACGCACGTTCAGAGACAGCCGCATGAACGTCGGCAGGTACGAGGGGGTTGCCTGCGCCTTAGCGGCCTCACGCTTGAGATACGACAGCGAGGGGGAGACACCTAGACCAGGGTTCGCGCGTCGCCAAGTCTCCTCGGCAAACGGGTCAGAACCCTCGGGGGCCGACCAAATGACGCCGTAGTGCGCCGGGTCATCAACTACGCCCTCGGCAACACGTCGCGTGTACGTGTGCTTTTCGTCGTAGATCGAACCCTCTTCGCCCTCGTCGGCAGTCGTGATGTACACAATGAGCGGCTGATCACGGGCACCAGTACCGGTCTCGATCGCGTCAACGAGATCACGTGACTTATGCACGTGAACCTCGTCAATGATCGCGCCGGAAACGTTCAAACCGTGGGCGGTCTCAGCAATCTTGGACAGCGCGCGGAACACGCCACCCGTGCGCGGGACGCGTAGGACGTTGCGCAGGATCTCAACTCGACCCTTTGCCGCCTTACTCGTCTCACACATGCGCTTAGCGTCGTCGTAAACACGGCGTGCCTGTTCCAGCGAACCAGCAGCCGCGTAAACCTCGGCACCAACCTCGCGGTCAGCGAGCAGCAGCGCTAGGCCGATACCTGACGAGAGAGTTGACTTACCCGCCTTACGCGGAACCTCAATCCAGCACGACCGGACAACCCGAACGTCGCGCCCAATCTCCTCGTCGTAGAACAGCCACCCAAACAGCGGGAAGATAATCCATACCTTCTGCCACGTCTGGAGACGCAAGGGCGTGTTACCCCATCGGCCCTTGGTGTGCTTGAAAGACTCAATGGCTCGCAGGGCTCGCGCCGCATGGTCCACCGAGAAATACGCGCCCTCACGCTTGTCAGCCTGAAAGGCATTGTGCAGCGGACGCCGGTTCCACGCGTCAGTAATCTCGTCCTCGGACATGCCTAGTTCGAGCAGCGCGTCATACGGAACCGGCAAGAGCGCCGGGTCAAACTCGTCAGTCGAAAACGTCGTCATCGTCGCCCCCATCACTCGGCGGTGTAACCCTTGCCGCCGAAGAAGGGGAGAGACCTAGTTCACTGGTCAGCGAGCGGAAATGGGAACGGTACTGATTGACCACCGTCACCCAAGGGTTCTTGACGTAACCGCGCTCGGTCTGCACCACCATGCCCTGAGTGGACAACGCGCGCTCACCCTGCCACAGCCGGGCAACCGTCAGGCAATACTCAATGGCGGTCTCGCGCTGCGCGTCAGCCAGACCCGCAGAGATCACAAGCGCGGGCACAGTATTCGCCCACACAGCAGCAGCCTTAGCGCGCGTGTCGGCGTCCTCGTCACCCGGCAATAGCTCAAGCCAATCAGGCTCAACCGGATCAACGGGGGAGAACTTAGCGCCCTCGGTCTGCCGATCCGGCCGAAAGGTGCCCTCACGTACTGCCGCAAGATGAGGCTTAGGCTTACGCCCGGCAACAGCCACAGGGGAACCTCCTACCTAGGAAGGATTCGAATAGAGAATTCCGCTGCTATTCTTTGCGCTATGCGAATTCTCAATACTGCAATCAGTGCAGCAGCAATTCTCGCCTTGGCAGGGTGCAGCAGCCAAAGCAAAAGCCCGACGGTTGAGCCCATGCCGCCCAAGACCACCAGCGCAGAGCCCACGTTCAATCAAGACGATGCAAAGCACGAGGCATGGGAGCAAGCGAGAGACACGTACCCGGCTGAGCTGAAACTCAGTATCTGTGACGCTGCCAAAAAGAGCGGCACCAAGGGAGTCAAGGCGGTGCTCACAGACCCCGATCAAATGCCGTTCGTGGTGGAGCGGCCGGACTACGACGCTGCCCAATGGGTGAGCTACTGCGCGAGCAAGTAACCAGGGAACCCCCGGCGAGATCCGGGGGTTTTCTCATGCCCGGCTCGCTCCACAGAAACGGTCTGATTAGCCGTGCCAAAACTTTCCCTCCCTGCCGGTCGTTTGCCGGACCGAAGGGGAGGCACCCCCCACCCCAGGGGGCTACAGATCGTGACGAGGGGGACGCTCGAACGTCACACGCGGTGAGTCTGAGCCCACGGGCTTGACAGCGCGCTCATGAGCCCACCCGCCCGGCTGATGCTTCGCGGTCTCCCGGTTGTGGCACGAGACGCACAGCGGGCGCAGGTGCTTGGGAGCGTCAGGGTTCGGCTCACCTCGGGCGCGCAGTTGCTTACGACTGTACGGCCAATGGTCGGCAACCTTGGCAGGCTGACCACACAGCACACACCAAGGGTTCGCGTACAGATAGCGTCGCCGTGCCCGCTCCCATGCCGTCGTACCGTACCCACGCTCACGAGCCGTGCCACGCTGCCTAGTCGCTTGCTTGCGATGCTCGGCGCATGGTCCACCACTCGTCAGCTCAGGACACGATGGGATCGTGCAAGGAACACGAGGCTTACGAGGCATGAGCCATCACCTCATCATGCATGAGCACATCCCAACGTTGGGAGGTGCGTTGGTCCGGTAGAAGGGACTCGAACCCTTGCACACTTGGCCCCTAACCAAGCGCTCTGCCGCTGAGCTACTACCAGTCAAAGGGGGTGGCTATATGCATGGGGGTATGTGCTAGCACAGGGGGTATGCATACAGCGCAGGGGGTATGCGCTCCTCGCCCTGGACTCGAACCAAGTACCTGGGGTTCAGAGCCCCATGTGTTGCCACTTACACCAACGAGGATTAAGAGCCCCTTGCAGGAATCGAACCCGCAGCCTCCCGATTACGAAACGGGCGCTCTATCCATTTGAGCTAAAGAGGCAAGCTAACGCACCCGCTATCGAAACGGGGCCATGACCCAATGCCGACCATCATGCGCTAGCAGCGTACCCGCAGAGGGATTCGAACCCCCAAAACACCGGGCCTAAACCGGTTGGCTTTGCCAGTTTGCCTATGCGGGCAGAGTGGATAGTGAGGGATTCGAACCCCCTTTGCCGATGATCAATCAGCGCCGGTTTTACAGACCGGTACGACACTCCTACGTCGTCGCCTATCCATGCGTGATTCCGGCTGGACTCGAACCAGCGACTCAGGGGTTAAGAGCCCCCAGCTCTACCAACTGAGCTACGGAATCATGTGGGGGTTGGCGGGACTTGAACCCGCAACCATCAGCATTCGCTAGCTGACCGCTCTTGCCTCCGAGCCGTACAACCCCCAAGGTGCCGCCCGAGGGAATCGAACCCCCGCGCATCGGGCTTCAACCGATTGCTCTACCAACTGAGCTAGAACGGCAAAGTGGCCAAGACACTAGGCGGGGACTCGAACCCCCGGAGGCCAACCACGCGGTAAACCCCGCGCTCCGTTACCCAACGGTCTACCCTGTGTCCTTGCTGAGCCGGTAGGAATCGAACCTACGTCTTCCGGTTTTGGAGACCGGACGGGTTTCCGCTTACCCCACGTCCCATTGAGGGCTACTCGCCGCCCGCTTACCCGATGACTAGTCGGGCAGTGAGGGCCGGTTTCACCCAAGGTGCATATCCTCGGGCCAGTCACGGCCCTACTTTCTGCACCGAGTTGTCACAGCAGGAATCGAACCCGCAACCTCCCGGTTCGTAGCCGGGCGCTCTATCCGATTGAGCTATGCGACACAGAATGGCAACCCTTGGAATCGAACCAAGTTCCTCCGGCGTATGAGACCGGCGCTCGCCATTGAGCTTGACTGCCATGTGGTGAGGGTGCGGACCGCCTCGCCCGCTTATCCCGCTAGGCTCATGCCGGGAACCCTCTCGCTGACACGGCTGGATTCGAACCAGCAACCGTCCGGGTAACAACCGTCCGCTCTGCCATTGAGCTACGCGCCATAGAAGCACCTCCCGACGTTGGGAGGTGAGTTGGCACGGCAGGAGTCGAACCCGCAACCTACGGTGTGTAAAACCGCCGCTCTACCACTTGAGCTACGCGCCATTGCGTGAGAACCGGCACACCGGCCGGTCAGGGAGTGCATGCCCCGGTTACCTCTCACGCTCCGTGGATCGTGTCGGATTTGAACCGCTCTTGTTCCTTGCAAGGGAACCGTGCTACCGATACACCACACAACCCATTGGGGTGACCGACGGGGAATGATCCCGCACCTCCCGGATCACAACCGGGTGCTCTGCCATTTGAGCTACGGTCAACGCGCCCCCTACCGGATTTGAACCGGCGTTCTCCCGGCTGACAACCGGGCGCTCTAGGCCAGACTGAGCCAAGAGGGCAAGTATGCGCGACGGGACTTGAACCCGCGACAACCCTGCGTATCAGGCAGGTGCTCTAACCAACTGAGCTACGCGCAAAGCATCCCCGGCCGGATTTGAACCGGCGAACTCTCGGGTGAGAACCGAGCGAGATAACCACTACTCCACGGGGACTCGCGCTTGCGGGCTCAGAAACCGGCAGGAGAGAGGCCGGGAGACTCCGCAAGCGGGGGAGGGTCAGACCGCCAATCGCGTGCGCGGTACCTCCCTACACTCAAGAGAGTGTGTGCGTTAAGTCAGTCGGCAATCGTGCGATGTAGGAAGTGCACTAGTGGCCTACATTCTCGTTTGCCTTTAGGAGTCTCTATAGGCGTTACTAGATTTGGGTACACGTTTTACACTAACTACATTCTTGCAGGTCAGAGGGTATGTGATTTGAGAAAGGGCGGTGTATGAGTGCAGGTGCAGCGCAGCGCCGTACCCGCTGAAACGCCGGAACGGCCCCGAGCGCCCGCCCGAGACCGTTCCTAGTGTGTTGTAGATCACGCAGCTAGCGTGTCCTCGTCGTCCTCAACCTGGGGTGCCTGCGCCCACGTGATCTCGACTCTCGGGCCGATGATCGCCGGTCGGCCCGGAGCGCTCCCGATTACCTTGCTCTTGCGGATCACGATTCGGTCAACGAACAGGGCAACCAACTCGCGCCGGTCTTCCACGCTGGCACGGTCCCACCAAGAGCCGGGGCCGATCGGGTCGTAACCCTCGTCGTCTGCGCTGAGATCGTGCTCAAGCCACGTCTCAACCGGCAGGATCGGGGTAGCGGCCTCGTCCAACTGGGCTAGACGCTCCTCGGCCCCTTCCATGCGCATGGTGTGCTCAGCTTCCGCAGCGAGGAACGCCCGGCGTCCCATCTTGCCCGAGTACCCGCCCGCCCTACGGTCCTCGTAAAGCTCCTCAAGGGCTTGTACGGCGTCCGCGCGCTGTGCGAGTAGTTCGGCCCGCTCGCCCGCTTGCTCGGGTGCCTCGTTCAGCGTGCCCCAACGGCGTGCAGCCTCAGCGAGGATATCGGCGGTCTCGTCGTCCACCTCGGCCATTTGGATGCGGGCAAAGATGCTGCGGGCAATGTGCTCATCGGTCGCGTACATGTTGATCGTGACAGTGCCCTCGTGCTGTCCGGGGAGGATCTTGTTCCCGCGCTTGCAGTGGTACGACGACTTACGCGGGTTCGCTGTCTTGCGGTGACCGACCATGACGTTGCTGCACTCGCAGTACAGGCGGTCCATTGCAGAAAGTAGCGCAGGTTCGACGCTCTGTGACTGCCCCTTGCCTCGCCCGGTCTGCTCTAGACCCGGCTGGATCTTCCACCACAGCGCCGGGGGGATCATCGGCCCGCACTCAAGTTCAACCGGCCGCATGGTCACGGGGTCGCGCTTGATCCGGTAGCCGGTTACCTTGCCGTTCGCACCCTTGATTGGGTCCCGGTCAAAGCCCGCATAGAACGGGTCACGCAACATGCGCTTGAGCGTCGCCGGGTCCCATTGGCTGTCGGCGGTCTTCTTGCCGGTCAGTTGGCCGATGGTCGGGACCTTGGCTTCCCGGAAGTGCACACAGATGCCGTTCAGCGAGTAGGGAGAGTTTCCCTCGCCCTTAACGTTCCGGCCCCCGTCCATGCCCTTCTCGAACCTCTCAGCGGCCTCAAGCATGACCGCAGGCAGGCTCTTGTACTGGCCAGTCAGTTTCTTGGGGGAGTGGCGCAGGCGCTGAATCACGATCACCTGCTTCGGGTTGTCAGGGTTGGGCAGGCTGACCGGCTCAAGCTCGAACCCGTACGGCACCTTGCCGACATACCCGCCGAGACGCTTAGCGAGATCGTGAGCGCCCTTGACCGCCCGGCTCTTGTTCCGGGACTCGTTGTGTGCAGCGTCAAGCCTCATGATGATGTGAATGAGATCCATGAGGCTGTTTTTGCGGAACTCACCCTCAGAGGTGGAGACGATGACAACCCCGAGGTTCAGCAACTCCGTGACAATCGGAATCGCGTCCATGATCTCAAGGCGAGAGAACCGGCTCACATAGTCAACGATGATCATGTTGACGATGCCCTTGCGGCAGTCATTGAGCAGCCGCTCAAACTCGGGGCGCTCTTTGTCGGCACGGAACGCCGACGTTCCAAGCTTTTCCGAGTAGTGCCCGACCCATACGATTTCGTCGCCCCGAGACTTCCGGCGCTCGGCCTCAGCCCGGTTGTTCGCCCGCTGAACGGCGGGGCTAGTCGCGCTGCGGTTGTTCCGCTCCTGAGACTGCCTGTCGTAGCCTGCCGCGTGGTACGCCATGCCGGTCACTCGCTCCGTGATCATGCAGGGAATCTAACTCCCCCAACTG